CCTCTTTCGAGGGGCTCTCGAGCTAGCGCTCGAGCAATTCCGCTCTCTCATCAAGCCAATCTCATGTCCAGACTGCGCACCCAACAACAGCTAAATACAGGCACCTTTGACCTTCGTGTCTTTGGTGGGTCTGTATTTCACGATACAAATAACCCGGTTTATACCTGGAATTGTACCGATGAAGTCGGTAAGTCTACCGATCATCCGCTTGTCATTGACAAGTATACCAATTACACCGTTCCTATGAACGGTGTTTGGGTGGATGGCGGTATTACCGATGGCTCTAATTGGGTGAACTATCTGTACCCATATCAAGGGTCATGGACCTTTGATGGGAATCTTGATACCGTGGATACTACAACGGCTGCTACTAGGGCAATTGCTAGGAGTAATCCTAGCCGTCCTAGCCTCAGTCCGTTGGAGCTACTCCAGGATATCAAGGACCTTCCGCGACAACTCAAGGACATAGGTCGGTTGCTGACCACTCCGAAGCACAAGCTGGTTAACCTCCGTGAGGTGGCTAATCAAAACTTGGCACTTCAGTTTGGCTGGCTTCCCCTTGTCCAGGATGTCAAATCCCTTTTAGACTTTCACTCTTCAGTCAATAAACGGGCTGAAGAGCTACATCGTCTATATGGGAGAGGAGGGTTGAGACGCCGTATCCTAATCCATAAGGCTTCTTCGACCAATTCTGCCAATCAGGCAATTGGTCAGTTCGGGTCTCACTTTCTCTCCGTTAAAGGAGATCAAGTGAATACCATTGAACAGTGGGCTGTCGTTCGGTGGTTACCTACTGAACTTCCCTACTGGAGCCAAACGGAAGCTGGCATAAATGCACAGGCTAGAAAACTTGTTTCAGGTCTTACGTTTGAAGGCCTGGCCAAGGGCGCATGGAATGTTATTCCATGGACCTGGCTCGTGGATTGGTTCTCCAACGTTGGTGACTATATTGGCACCTACTCTGGATCCGCTCCCGCGATTGTTTCTGGCTGTACAGTCATGAAGCATCAAGTGAGCTATGTCACTTACACCCGCGACGATCCTTACAGTTTCGTCACTGGTGGGAACGGCGTGGTGTACCGTGAGAACAAACAACGTTCTCTAGGCACGCCAGGCTTGACTGCTCATTTGCCGTTTATCTAGGCAAATCAACTGTCGATTCTAGGGTCTCTGTTTGTCCAGAGATTCCTCAAATGAGGAAGCCCTGGATAGACCCTAGAAGGAGATACCCATATGTTGGGTTCGAGTCTTGTCGTTACGCTTGATGGTTCCGGTGGAACCGCCAAGACGCTTCCCCTCATCAACCAAGACAACTATTCGTCCGAGTATTACTTGGACGATGGTACTGTCACCTATCGCGCACAAGTGCGCCATAGTTCTGACAATGTCAAGGCTGGGACACAAGCGTTTGATCGTCACACCGTGACGTTCAGTCGCTTTGTGAAACCCACGTCCTCGACTGATCTTGGGTCGCTTTCGCAAGTGATCTATACGATCAGAAATGATCCAAATGGTGTCTCTTCTGACATCATCGATCTGTCCGAGGCCATGTCGTTTTACATGGTCAAGGCAGGCGGGATCGCTGCGAAGCTGCTTGGCAAGGAATCGTAAGAATGAAAAAGATTCTTCTTGCGATTTCCCATGCCATTGCTGGGGCGGTCGGTGCTGCTGTCACTGCTCTTCTGAGCGGTGCGCACTAGCCTCCGGCTTTGCAACCGGTAGGCTAGGTACCTTCCGAGACAAGCCTCAACTTGACCGTGAACGCTACAGATAGGAGAAGTCCTAAATGCGCGATAACAGTCACGTTGAGTATCTCAAGGGACTATACCGTGCTATATTTGTTGATATAGCACGTCAATGTCCACATCTCCGTGTCGACTGTGAGCGTGATTACTCGCGCTTGCTCTCGATCATCGCTAGCAAAGGAATCAGTTATTTTCTGATCGATTTGCCCGCAATGGGCAAACACTTTGATAAGTGTTTGGCCAGAGGACAGCTTACGCCGTCTGGACTTCCTTTTTCAAGGAGTTTTAGACGTCGCGGATTAGTCCCTCAACATTTTAAGGGACTGTATCTCTCTGTCTTCGATGAAAGCGGAGTTTTGAGAATCGATTGCGATCCTCTCGCCGTTAAGTTTCTTCGTCAGATCTTTTTCTGTGCGAAGCGCTTCCGGCTTGAGTGTTCGGATGCCGTTACCTTTTCTGAGGTAGAGGCATTCTTCGCGACCGATTTGGAATGTCGTCTTCCTTCCCTTAACTGGGACGAAGATTCCATTGACGTTAGCGGGGTGAGGGATTTAACTATTGTTAACCCACACTCTACTACCGTCGCGACTGATGATCTCTTTCCTGAGACCATTAGTAGCCCACTCACCATTTGTCCTATCCATGCTGAAACCATCCAATTGGTTGGTGACATCGTGGCTTCGACTCTTGGTAGGTTTGACCCTACCGAATGGCGAGCTCGTCACGGACCTGGTGCGGTGTCTGACCTTAAGCGGGACTCGAAATATCGATTTCCGCATTGGCCAGACAAGCTTGAGTCCTTCTTCCCTATGGCCGATCTCGCTTTTGCGAGCTACGATCACTGGATCGAAGAAACTCGACCATCAAAGAGGTTTGTGCTTCTTTCGAAACATGAACCTCCATCGCGCCTTATTGCTGTCCCAAAGACGCTCTCGGGACCGAGGCTTATTGCCTCTGAACCGACAGCTCATCTCTGGTGCGAGCAGATCGTGCGAGACTTCTTGATGGAGTCCGTGCCTTCTACTCCCATTTCCGCCTCTGTGAACTTCCGTTCACAGGACGCCAATGGGCAGTTGGCTCTGACTGCTTCCCATACTGAGGCACACGCTACGATTGATCTTAGCGCTGCCTCGGACCGGATATCGTGTTGGCTGATTGAGAGATTATTCAGAGCGAATAGTTCTCTCCTTCTTGCCTTTCACGCTGCCCGGACTCGTTACATTTGTAACGAAATTGATCGTAAATCTCCCCGCTTTTACAAGCTTAGGAAATTTACGACTATGGGATCGGCGATCACCTTTCCTGCTCAAACCTACGTATTTTCCATTGTTGCTATCGGCACCTTGCTTTATGCAAGGGGCTTAAAAGCCACAATTAAGAATATACGTGAAATGAGTAGGCAGGTCCGAGTCTTTGGCGACGATATTATCGTCCCCACTGACGCGTGGCCATTGACTCAGGATGCTTTGAGCTACCTTGGTCTCAAGGTAAACCCGAATAAGACTTTTGGAACTGGGAAGTTCCGCGAGTCCTGCGGCGTTGAGGCCTATGATGGTAACAATGTTACCAAGATTAGTGTCCTCGCTCGTCCTGAGGTGTCCCGACCCGGGTCGATTGTGTCTTCAGTAGATTCGCATAACAACTTCCTGATAGGAGGCTATCATGCGGCTGCTGATTACATACGTTCGACAGTCGAAGAGCTCAGGCGTTATGCCTTTCCTCTTCTGCAGGTCGGCTCGGGTACCTTCGGATGGTACCATCTTCTTGGCGATGATTATTCGCACCTTAAAAGGCGCTATAATCCTCACCTTCAGAGGATGGAAAGCCTCGTCCACACGTGCGTAAGCCCGTGTGTCCGACAGCCCATCGAAGGATCGCAGATGCTGCTTCAGTATTTTACTGAAG